TTGTCAAATACTCCGTAAGAAGTACCACCAGCTCCGTAAGAATTCATAGAAGCTAACATATCATCCATTGCTAACGAAGTAGATCTGTTTACAAACATCATGTTTTCTTCAATAGCACCTTGCTTATCAAACTCAGCTAAGATAGCGTCAAATTCAGCCAAATCAGTTGCAGCATTAATACCAGTTACACCAGTAGTAATATTACCTCTTGATTCGATAGCAGCGAATAAACCTTCAGTACCAGCAGCATCAGTAGCAGCAGGAGCAATAAACGCAGCAACATCATCTGTTGCTTGAGCAGCAAGCTCACCTTCTAACATAGCCATTTCGATATAATCGTTAAATCTAGCTCTTGTATCAGCTTCAGCTTTTAAGTACCACATGTAACCAGCTGTACCATCTTCAGCAGCTATCTCTACCCAACCAACTTTTGAAACATCAGATCCAGATACCTCGTAGTAATCTTTCATGATGATCGGCTTGTTAGTGTAAGTTTTGAATTCTGGCTCATTAGCAGAGTGAGAATCGCTACCGTTATAGTTATCAGCTTTTCCGTACTCAGAACCATAAACTAGTAAAGTACCCGTGCTACCTTCACCAAGTGATGTGATATCAGCAGCTCCATAAGGCTCTACATCAAGAACATCAGTAGCCACTTTAACTACTAAACATTTTAGCACTGCAGATGAAGTAGCAACGATAATAGTATCATTAACTCTTACACCGTGTTTTCCTGCAGTATATGTAGCGTTAGTATCAATGAAACCATTAATAGTTATTTCACCACCATTTGTAGAAGCACCATCATCAACATCAGTGATTTCACAAGTGTAAGATAAGTGTAAACGACCTTGCTCAGACCAAACAACTTGGTCAGCAGCCATCGCTTCTTCAGCTCCAACTTGAGATAAGAAACCCGAAATAGTTCTTGGTCCGAACACTTCAGCTTCTTGCTCCATTAGATCTGGTAAATATTGTTGCGCCCAGCCTTGATTTGCTGTCGCAGTAAAGTCAAAGTAATTTGTTGCTAGAGTCTGCTGTCTGTGAGACGGCGTACTGTTCAACAAACCACCAGGATTTGAAATTGCCATAATTTTTTAATTTTTAATTTTTAAATTTATTGTTTTTAATTTTAAACTTAAAATCAGAAGAGTTACTACCTAAAGCTCTTACTTTTATCCCCCCAGCTTCAACAGCACCATGACTTTGTCTTGGTTCCATATCCACGTTTTTAGCTTTAGCAACACTATTTCTCATAGCGTCAGCTTTACCCTGTTCATAAAAGTGTCTTGCAACAGCATCCGCATTCATTGCTGTGTATAGAGATTTATGATAACCCTTAGCATCTGATAATGTATTATTTTTATCTAAAAACTTTTTAGTAAAATTATTTATATCGCTTTGTGTTGTTTTAACCTCTTCAGCATTGTTTACATTAAACCTGTATTTTTTGTCACCGACGTTGTATTCAAAACCTTTGAACTTGTCGTTAAAAACATTATTTGTTTTTTGAGTAAAAATATCAGTATTTTTCTTTGCTGCTTTTTGAGTTACTTCTGACTCTTTGTTATATCTATTAAAGAAATCAACTGCTTTCTGCTGTTCACTAGTAAGTTTGCTTCCAGCTTTGATCTCGTTATAGTATTTGGACTTTTGCCCGTCCAAGTGGCTTTTAGCGTTCGCAACTTGCTCTTTTAACGCTAATTTTTTTCTTCGTATATCTATCTCCTCATCTTCATCTTCATCATAAGCGAACTGATCGTCCATCAGAAAGTTTATTTCTTCATTGTTTAAATGAGGTTTTGTTTGCTTGTAATATTCGTACAGCAAGTCTTCATTTTCTAATTTGCTATAGTCTTTGTTCAATTTAACGTAGTCGTTTAGATCACCACCAGTTTCTTCCATAAACTCCATTAACTTCTGTATGTTCTCTGGTATAGGTTTTCCTGTAGCTTCAGCCTTTGCAACAGCTTCTTCGATTTTCTCTTCAACTTCAGCAACTTCTTCTGTAGATTCTTCAGTAATTTCTTCTAGTATTGGAGCTTCTTGTGTTTCTGCTTCCGGCTGTACTTCTTTTTGTTCTTGTGGGGCATCGGCATTTTCATCGACTCCAACCACTCCCTCGTTGACAGGGTTATTTTCTTTAGTTTCATTTTCTTTTGGTTTGTTTGGTTTGTTTAAATCAACCTTAGTTACTGTTTGCTCTTGCACTTCAGGTTTTGCTTTCATCTTTGCTTTAACCTTGGTAACGTTTCCTTTTGTCTCGTTACCATCTGGTTGTTTTTCTTTCTTTGCTTTTACTTTAATCTTGCCAGTATCGTCGTTTGCGATTGGCTCTTCTTTTTCTGCCATAATATAATATAATAATAGTTAATAAATTTATCTAGGGTCAAACGAACCTAAATCAAATCCTCCACCTAGTATATCATTACCTGCGGATTCAAAGTTTTTAGGTGGTTTTCCACTATTTCTTTGGTCAATCATTTCTGATTGCTGTGTAGCTTGTATTTTTGTTCTTTCGTCTTTACGATCTTCTTTTTCTTTTTCACTTTGTTTTTTAACAGAAGACTCCATACTTTTTAGTTGCATGTTATATTGAAACTCTAGACCCATAAGTTCTTTTTTCATTTGAACTTCCTGCATCATACGTTGAGATTCTATTTGACCTTTAATTTGTTCAAGTTGAGCTTGACTTTCAGTTACAGCTTGGTTTTTTTGAACCTCAGCTTGAGCTGCCATCTGAGCTGACTGCTGGTTTAACTGTGCTTGTTGTTCCATGTTTTGCTGTTGTACTGCTTGGTCTCTATCTAACTTCTTTTTTCTACGTATTTTTAATAGTTGGTTTGCTAGCTTTATGTTTTTTATCTCTCTAACGTCTATAGCATCAGCCAACTCTATAACTTGTTGTTGTAAAGCCATTTGAATGTTATTCTCCAACATCATTCTTTGCTCTTCGTCTGGTTGTAAGTTTATAAATATACCAAAGTCATAAAGATGTAAGTCTCCTATTTCTTTTAAAACTTCAACGTTATGAACACCTATAGCCTGTATAAACGCGTCTTTAGTTGGAGAGTACTCTATAATATCAGATATCCTAAGAGATAAAGATTCACAAACTTCAGCAGTTAAAAACAAGCCTGACTGAAGTATATGTCTAGTTGCTGTATTACTATTTGCAGCAGCTAACTTTTGAACTCCTACTAAAGCATTTTTATCAGGCATACTACCATCTCTAGCTTCGTTAAGCCCGGTTACATCTCTTATCATTTGTAAATAGTAGTTGTAATTACCAATAAGAGCTTGCATCTTATTACCACCGCTACCTGATGTAATTTCTTGAATAGGTACTTTACCTGGATTCATATCACCTTCACCTGTAAACGATCTACCGATAACACTACCTGTTTGAAAGAACATGTTTAAAGCTTCTTGTGGGTTGTAGTTTGTTCCATTACCTAGATCAACTTCAGCTAAACCATCGGCATCTAAATACACACCATCTGGAACCATTCTAGACAATACTTGCTGTAACTTTAAGTGTGTTAGTTGAATCATATCAGCAAAACCAGTGATTTTTTTAACAAGCGAGTCTATTCTACCATCGTACATTCTAGGAGCTACAATATTGTAATTCATTTTAACTTTAGTAAAATCGCTTTTTGGTCGCATCATGTTTTTAGCCATTTCCCATTTAAGTAGTTTTTTTGTACCAAGTATCATAGCACCATCGTATAAACACTCTATAGACCTCAACATCCTACCATAACCACCTTCCTTGTCTTGTGGTGGGTTAAAAGAGTCGTCTTTATCTATAATTTTATCAGCACCTGTAGCTGTTTCTTTAACCTTATAAACTTCATTCATATAAGTTTTATAGTTAAAGTATAAAACCTGAATAGTATTGTTATCTTCTTTTTGGTGAGTATGTCTTGAGTTATAATTAGATCTACTGTTAGATTTATTTTTCATTATATCTTCAAGATCCGCTTCGTTTAAGTGAGGAAATTGTTTTGCCAACTCGTTCACCGGTATCGTTTTTACCTCACCTACATAATATATGTCTTCAAAATAAGGTGAGTCTGTGTAAGAGTATACTAGGTTTGCTGGATCAACGTAATCTACAGTTACACCTTCAGATGTATTAAAGCAAGTTTTTACCGCCCCAATTCCTAGAACAGTTAAATCGTAGTAAAATTGCTTTTTAATAAGCTCGTATTTGTTTCCTTCTAAAAGAGTGTTAATAGCTTGTTCTTCTGCTATCTCTACTGACTGCTTATAAGAAAGCTGCATATGAAGATCTAATTCTTCTTGCGAACTAGGAAGCTCTTCTACTTGGCTTTTTCGCATTTTTAACTTTAGAGCTTGCTCTATATTGTTATTAAAATCTTTTAGCTTCATGTCGCTTTGTATACTTTCCATATACTCAGTTCTTTTAGCCACACCAAAAGGATCTTGCGAATAAGCTATAATGTCATAAGTTCTTTCAGCTATACCATTAACAACTATATCTACAAATTTTGATATTATAGGTATAGGTTTCCAGTCTAAATTAAGATAAGACAGGTCGCCGTTTATAGATAATTCGTCTTTATATTTTTGTATTGACTGCTCGCCTCTCGCATACAATCTTAAATTATGAAAATCGTTTTGATTAGTTCTATATCTATTATTGTTCCTATCATTTTTGAACCACTCTTGCTCTATTGCTTTACCTACTTTCAAACCATAATCGTAGCTTAGCTTTTCAGCATCACTAACTGTTTGACTCGGGAAATAACTTTTAATGCCAGACTCTGCCATATTTATTATTTGATTATTTGTGAATTGCTTCCAGTATTACTATACTTAGAAATGTTTATATTTAACGGTTGTTTTTCAACCTTTGCATTTGGTGCGTATAAATGTCTGTTGTTTGCCATTATAGCTAAACCAGAACTTATAGATGCATCAAACTTTGTTCTTTTGTTTATATCAAACCTACTCCAGTCGTTTAAAAGATCATTAAAATACAAATCTCCAAACGTTCCGTCTTGCTTCATACCTACGTGATCTTGTATATACATTTCAATCGCGGCGGCATGTGCTTGTTTTATATCTTCGCTAGAGTTAGGTATACCACCTACTTCTTTTTCTGCAACAGATAATTTATTCCATATCTTATCAGGCCTATTCATACTAAACCCTCTATATCCTCTACGTCTCAGATAATACAAGAGACGGGGTTTATTGTTCTCTGCTAGTATAGGCATCCCGTAAAACACTAAAGCCATTAGAACGTCCTCAAAGAACATCTCTGCTGTTGGTGGTCTTGATAAGTATTCTAAAAAGAAACTATTAGCCGGAGCATCTTCCATGCTAAACCTAGTCAAACCGTGTAAAGCTCCTTTTGATCCTTCGCCATCTACTGTGCCTGATATATCGTAACTATCACAACCAAATGCTCCCATGTGCTCATTGCCTGGGTGCTTAACACCATTTTTAAGTATTACTCTATTCTGTATTTGTGACGGTGGCGTCCAACTTACTTTAAACCTACCTTTTGGATCTGGATAAAATATTACTTGTGAATCTTTTATACCGTTAACCCATTGAAAATTACCTTTAGTTACACCTAGTGTTCTAGATAGCTCTTCGTTGTAATCTATCTGCTCGTATATTTTAACTAAGTTAAATATACTATTCTTAGTCTCATCTCTAAACGCATGTTCAGTTGTTCTTGGAAACTGGCGGTAGAATTCGTTTAAAGCATCTTGATCATCTTTTAAACCATCAACCTCATTTTGCCAGTTATCTATTACGCCTACATCTATTAGTTCACCGTCTGGGGCGAACACGTCGATATCAGGAGTAGTGAAAACTGGAATTCCGTGCTCATCAATAAATCCTTCGTAGTTCCACTCCATTGGGATAAAAAGAGAGTATAAGCCACTTTTTGTTTGACCGTTTCTATTTCGTTTAGTGACATCTGATGCATTGTATAATTTTTTAAAGTTATCGCCTCCTTTATCTAAAGCGTTTGATGTTGAACCCATCATACACTTACCTATAATTCTACTACCTAATCTTAAACATGTTTTTGTAACACGCCAGTTATTTAATATATTATCAGGTCTTTCCCACTTACCACTTTCATCATGTACTAATAA